CGGTTGATCACTCACGTGGAGCCCCCTAGGTTTGTGCCTAGGCCACTAGTGTTCTTCCTGCTCGGAAGCTTTGACATGATAGATCATCACTCTATCACCACTTGGTATTGATTGTTTACAGCGACTAGTATATTTTTGTAGGCTAGATCGTCACGAAGAAAGCGGACAAATACTTTCATTGTTGTCACCCCAGGTTCCCAGGCCTGTGACGTGTCATTATTCGTTCCTCTCTAGGGTTTTCTTGTTTTTATTGACATATAGGTTGACCAAGTTGGTCAGTGTGATTATTGAGTTGTCATGCGGAACTCAGCGCCGATTCGGATTGCAGCTCCAAGGAAGAACCAAGATCCCACGGCAGTGGTGGCAGTTTGATATAGTAGTGCACCATTCAGACCGCCGCTCGATGCTTCTTCTAGTCCTCCATATAAGTGGAGGCCAGAGCTGGTGTACTGGCCATAGAGGACTGAGCCAGTAACCAAGGAGATGTTGGTGAAGTTGACGGAGGAGCCAGATGATGTAGTTGCACCCTCGGACCCAATCTTTGCGACTGCTGCCCAGGTTCCTGGGCCAGTGGGTAAGGTTGACTTAGCCTGAACAAAGATCAGGCGGAAGACTGTACCATAGGCCAGTAAAACTGGAGCGGTGAGCACAATGGCATCTGTGGTCGCATTCACAGCACTATTATCGGCTTGGGTGAATGTGACTCCATTACCATATGGGGTTGGAATCATAGATGGGTGGTACGTGTACAGTGGATCACTAAATTCCAAGTCATAGTGTAACATCAGTATCCCGGCAGTGGCAGCAGTCGTGCCAGTGCAGTATACTTGTATTTCTTGTGGGATGGAATCGTTGAGATCATTGTCGACGAAAGCATCAACAGTAAGCCACGTATCTGAAGTAGGAATCTCCATAGAGGTCTCCTTCCATAACGGACAGGCGACAGCATTATGTTGACTCAAAGCTCTACTTAAGAAGGTAGAGGAACTACCGTTAATGAAGGGTTGCTTTACGTCACCTGATGAGGTGAAGATGAGCTGCCCAGCGGTGCTGGTAGCGACCTGCGGCACGTATTGCAACGTTGCACGCTTCACGCGAAACTTCTCGTAGATCCTTGCTAGTGACCCAAGCATTGCTGATTGGAAGAAGCAGGGATTGATTAGAACGCTAGCAGCAGGTTCATACGTTGTGCTTGTAGTACTCACGATCACTGAAGCAGCATAGTCAGCTCCAATTATTCGTGCCTTGTTGCCGAATCTCTCGACTCGAGGTTTCTGCATTTTGATGGTGAACCCATACGCTGCAGGCACTGTGGAAACAGATGCACTGGAGCGAGTCACCAGTTGATTATTAGCTTTAGCAGGAGTTGATCCCTGCGGATTGCCGTTATTGCCTTTAATG